AATATGCTGAGATGAAACCACCCCGAGCTATTATGGGACGTGATCCCATTTTCAACTTACTGTATGGTAGATTCACTCTACCGCTGGAAAAATTGATGGCTAAGTTGCCATGTTTCGCCAAAGGCAAGGATTACTTTGCCCGCGGAGCATGGATTGAACCATACTATGGTAATTACCGTTTTCTGGCGAATGATTACAGTAAGTTTGAGTCCACGCAACGTGAGAAATTGTTACGTGATGTTGAACTTGGGTTGTGGAAGCGTGTGCTCCACCCTGACGCTTATGCCATCGTTGAACTCTGTTTTGAGATCAAGATGTGCAAGCGTGGCGTGACTGGCAATGGTGTGAAATTTGATTTTTATGCGTGTAGGGGGTCTGGTGATATGGATACCGGCCTCTTCAACACCATAATAAACTACGTTGCCTGTCGCTATTTCGAAATTAAAAACAAGCTGCCACCAAGAAACTTTTGCGTGGATGGTGATGATTCGTGTCTGGCAGTCCCGAACCATCGCGTTGACTATGTCAACACTTTTTCTGAATTTGGCTTGGATGCCAAGTTGGAATTTGTTGATAGCAACGCGGTTGAGTTCTGCTCTGCCAAATTTGTTGAGTATGCTTCGGGCAAGTTTGTTCTTTGTCCCGATATTAAGAAACTCTGTAACAATTTGGGCACCCTAATTAACCCCGACTTTGAGAGATCGGTCGGTCATTACTATTACACCCTCGGGTATATGTACCATGTTATGTTTGGCGCTTTGCCATTCTTTGATCAGTTGTCGCAATTCCTTATGCGAATAAGCGGCACCAAGAAGTTGATCAACTTGGACCTTGTGCGGCACCTAAATCCTTCGTTCCTTGATGCTTTCAAGACGCACGATGAGAATTTGGGTGGTGTCCGGCACGCCCGTGACGTTGACCCTGTTAGGTTCCGGCTTGGAGTGTGGCTTGCTTTTGGGTTCTCGCAAGCTGAACTGGCATCTATGGAAACATGGTTTGCCACGACCAAGTTGGACCTTGGTGGGCGCGATAGGCGATTCAATCGACGAGGCAAGGCTAAGACACCTTGGACTAGTGATGAGTTGCTGGACGTCCAAACTCGAATGGAGACCTCCGTGGTGGGCTGTAGGGTTCGCATCCTAAAGCTCAGAAATCGTTATGTGGGACTGCGTCAGCACGAGTAACGAAGCGACCTCCCTGGGGCGAATCAAAATAAATTCCCAGCTCGTTTGAG